GAAAATGTAATTTTTTACCGCCTGTATTTCTTCTTTTTCGTATCCGGTCGCGGCAGCTATCTTATTGACATCACTTGCCCTTTTTCTTATTTCTTCATAATAGCGAATAGCATGCTCTTCCGCAGCTTTCCCATTCGGATTTCTTGCTCCTGAAACCGCGCCAATTGTTTTCTCTGCATAGTTTTTCCTTCGCAAAGAATTTATCTTTTCTTTCGACGAGTCCCCCTCTGCAGCATCATATTCCTCTCGAAGCTTATCTGGTTCATACCCTGCTACATCCAGCTCCGACGTGAACCTAATTGCAAATTCGCATTGACAATTTGCATGTATGTGCTCCGCGTGATCTCCTGACGCTATTTCTTTGGTGGCTCTTTGCCAGCCGTTCGATGCAAGCATTAGACAGAAGGGACACGCGCCCCGGATGGAATCCATGCGAATTCTGCGTGATCTCGTCTGGCGTTTTTCAACATCGTGTCCGCCCCAACCTGCTTCACGAGCCTGGAAACGGAATCGCCAAGCAATTTCCCTTCCGGTGACTGCACCAGCACCCCGTTTACAGATTTCGCGACTTCCCCATAATCCGGAATGTCTGCGGGTTTCGCCGCGGGAACTCTCGCCCCTTGCAATCGCGCAATTGCATCATACATTTCGCACGCAAGTTCCCCCCGAACCTTCGCCATATTTTTGCACAAGTGCCATTCCGTAATCTATTAACTTTTTCCGGTCATTAAGTCCGTTTCTTCCAGCAAATGCCAGCATCTCCCGTGCCGCTCTGGCGTTTATCATTGCCAGTGATGCCGTGTATGCTTTCCATTTTGTCGGTGCTATTTTCATCCCCATGTGGTTCCGTTCCCTCAACCGTTAGATTCTCTAAGAGCTGCTGCCCTCTAATTCGCATCTCCTGCGCTTTAATTCTTCGGATGTCCGCCTGATCGAAACCGACCATCTCCAAAAAAGTATCGGTTGATGCAAATTCCGTACGCTGTGACGACACTTTTACGGCAGCGTCCGTCGTTTCCGTAACGGTTGGCATTGCCGGATTTTTGAAATGTGCAATAACGTTTTTAGAGTCGTCCGGAAGCACATCCGGCGTTGTCCCTAGTTCGATCGCTTGTGCCATCTGCGCAATCGTATAAAGAGCATCACCGTTACCAGTGTTCAACTGCTCCGCAAGTGCAATCAGCGTTTGACTCTGTGCAATCACGGCATCCGCCGACGAGGGGTTTGCATCATTGACTACACCCGTGTCCGTCACCGTTAGCCCCGTAGCAGCGGAAAACTGTGTTGCCAAAATCCGGATCATCTCCACGTGGGGGGATAAAGAACCTTGCTGGAATTGCCCAACTGTCGGATTCCCGTTTGTGTCGGGGTTTTGGGTGCTTGCCAAAAGCGACCCGACGTATTGTTTGAATTTGTCCCCCGTGATAATGTCATACTGCTCATCAGAAACACCCAAGATGTATTTTTGCGGAGATGTCGCAAACTCCAACCCAATAGTTGCATTTGCCAGCGTTCGGACATAGCCTTGTATTAGTTTTCTAACATACCCCTTAATTCGACTCTGCCCAAACGGTTTATCGCTAGACGCATTCCAGATCATGGGTTCCATAAGCGGACGCCCGAATTTGTGTGGGGACCGCTCCGCCGTCCAGTGTCCGCCCTCTCTTGATAACTCCCATGTGTCGGTTTCTGTATACAAATTTACAAACGTGGGAGTCCAGTTGATATCGCTTTCGTCCTGCATTGCGTCTTGAAAGGCAAACCCGCAAGCAATTCGCCCTTTCTCATTGCTCCACGCTCCAGCTGCGCATTGCGGCGAATAAAAGCGAATCACCGAACCGCCTTTCTCTCCGGAGACGCATGCGAATGTCGCCCCGTAGAGCAATTCATCTCGACAGGCTTTTTGATATTCGGCAATTAGACGATTCCTTTTTGCAATCTCCGTCATCGTGTCCGCTTCCGCTCCGTTCTCGGCAACAAACCCATCAAACATTGACCGTGATGCCAACACATCAACCGCTTTTGCTCCCCACGAACAGCCAACATCCAGTTTCGACATGTTTCTAGGCAGAGCAATTCCAAGGTTTACTTCTGCTAGGCTAATATGTCCGTTGTAATACCGCTGTTTGCAGGCGTTTTTTAGCCTGTGATAGCTGTAAATCCTAACAAGGTTATTTAGTTGCTTTTGTTCGGTTTCCGGCAGTCCTTCGACTGCGCCAAAACTCAATGTCATACACTCACCCTATCCGCATTTTTTTGTTCGGATTTCTCTTCGATGTTCGACAGCCCCAGAGTGCAAGCGCTGCCGCTTCTACCGGAGCAGGATTGTCTCCCCCAAAACCAAAACCGCCAGAGATTGGACGCTTTACGGAGCTTGTTGCGCTGTCGTTTAAGTCCTCTTGTGCAAGTACTCCTGCACCTTGCGACAGCGGTGCGCCGTACCATGTGACGGTTCTTGCGTTGATCTCTGTGATTAGTTGTGTCGCCGAAGCAATTACATCTCTAGCAGTTGGACGAATAACAGAGCCTTTCGCCTTCCACGTGTCGCAAATTCGTTCGCAAAGGATATCAACCCCATTGCGCCCATCGATCACCACGCAACTAGCCGTGCCATATCTCTCATTCAGCCAATCCGCAAGCCATCTAATACCGTGACTGGTTGGCTTTCTTTCGATCATCTCAATTCTTGCCGGTTGATCTTCCGAACAGACTGCCCCACAAAGAACCACTTCGGCGCCGTCCGGCGTGAATTTGATTCCATAAGCCGTTTTCCCTTCCGGTTTTTTATCAAGTGATTTACATTTTTGCCACGCTCCCAAGTCAATAGCGTTGTCGGTCTGCTCTGTGATCACAGGCGACCACCATCCCAGTCTCTCTCTTGCAAATCCGTCACGGCTAAGCATGCGTTGCTCGTTCTCTGTGAAATCTTCTGACAGGTGAATCCCTAGTGCGGGATTTGTCATATACCACAAGTTCCGATCTGTGACATCGATCTCGTCAATACTGCCAGCTTCAACCGACCATTCATGCCATGCGTCAAATCTGCCCGGGTCTTCAAGGCACGCCTTTCGGAATCTCCTAAAAACCACACCTGGGCATGTTGGGTATGGTGGTGTTCCGGTGTAAATTACCTGCCTTGTTCCGGTTGCCGACGCTGCCAGTGTCGGCATAAGTGCTTCTACCTGTTCATCTGTGAGTTCCTGTGCTTCGTCATAGACTACCAGAGACACGCCTGCGAATCCTCTTGCAGCCTGCCTTGATCTTGCCGAATACCTGATTTCTCCGCCATTCGTTAACACAATCGCTTCTTCGCCGTTTGTGTATCGAATGGTTGACACGAGTTCTTCAGCGTCCGGGTGCCGATCGTCTGTAAACATAGCAACCAGTCTCCGGAATGACTCTTTTTCCGTCTTTACCTGATGCGCCGTATGTAGGATTTTTTCACCGTTGATTACCAGCCCGAAAAACTCACGTGCTTCTAAACATGTGTTTTTTCCGTTCTGTCTCGGCATCGCAAGTCCGGCAGCGGTGGCGGTATATTTTCCAGCCTTGCTTTTTCCTAGCCAGCAATCTATTACAATTTGTTGCCACTCATCCAGTTTATCCCCATACTCCGCCATGAGAAGCCCCGCATCTGCTCCGTCTGTTAGTGCTCTTTTGGGTTCGATCTTTAACCGTGGTTCCTGTGACCCTCTCATGCTTCTTTCCTACTTCGTACCAGTTGAATTACCGATGTCGGTCGAAGCTTTTCACTCTTTGCATCTTTCTGTGCCCCAACCGTTCCCATGATCTGTGTCATACCAATGATGTAAGATTTCCACAAGGATTCGTAACCTTGAAAGTGTGGGTTTTGTCTGATTCCCTTCTGTCCACCCCCGTTATCGTAAAGGATTGCCACGTCTGATGTGGCAATTGCGTCCGATGCCTCTTCTAGCTTTATGCACATCCATGCGACATTCTCAATCGTTGGAAGAAGCAATTTGATTCTTTCTTCGTCCGCCCCAAGCGCCTTGATTAGCTTTTTCAGCCGGTTAACCTCTTTGCGTTTCCTCGCATCTAATTCTTTTTTTTCCATTCTGTTTCTCCACCCTTCGATTAAGATACCCTTCGGGGGTAAATTGGCGCTGGACGGCATGGGGTTGCCAGGTAGGGAGTAGGGGGGGACACTCCCCCA